TCTCATGGTTCTCCTTTTTTATTTAGTTGTTGTATTCTACTGTAACGTATATTAATTTCATATTAATCCTATATATAAATCCACTGGCAATCCAATGGATGTCCAATGGCAGTCCATTGCTTAGGGTTAGGGTTAGTATTTAGAGTTACGGTTAGATATATTATATTTTTCAGAATACACTTATCATCTCTATACCATCATTAATATCTAATATAGTGCATAGCTTTAACTTACCGTCACTATCATGCTGATTCATTCTTACAAGCTGATTCATAATAAGGCATTCCTCAGGTGTAGGAAACAAATCTACATAGTCACTAAATTCTTTAGTTCCGTCTTTTAATTCTTGTATGAACTTCTCAGCAAACTTAATACCTTTGCCTTTCACACCAGATATACCATCTGTGCTATCTCCAGTAATTGCTTGAAGTAGATACCACTCCTCAATATCTGCTACTTCTTTACCATCAACCCACTCAGACTTTTTATAGTCATAGCATGATGTTCTACTAGCATTGATAACATCTTTATCTATAGCTGATAGTATCCAACCTTTCTCTGATAACTGTATCATATAGTCATCTGCTTCATATACAGAGCCTACAAGGCACAAACTCTTTACCCTTTGATAGATTACCTTCTTAAGCTCTTTGACTCTCTCCTTCAACTGTAATGCACTCTCATCGACTATCTTTTTTCTGTTTGCTTTATATTGTGGATATATCTCATATCTAAAGTTTGTAGATGATGTAAGGCATATCTTTATCTCTTCTATGTTTGCTAATCTTTGATAGCATTTGTTTTGTACTGCTCCTATTTGGAACATAAAATCCATATAAGCTAATTCTATATTCCAATTGTCTCTATATCTATAGCAACTATTATATGCCATACTATCTGCATCTATTGCCAATTTACCTATTTCTATTCTGTCGTCTACTGTTTCCAATAGGTCTTTAATGCTCATTTACTTATCCTTTGGATTATAATCATATGGTCTATGATGATATGCATCGTTTAAGTTACTTTCTACTGTGCTAATTGCCTCTAAAATAGCTTTAGCATCTAAATACTCACATGAAGTATTAATAAGCTCTAAATGCATAATTTTACTCATTGCCATATTTAAGTATCCATAGTAGCCTTGAAGCTTCTCTGTTGTTCCTTCAGCTTGCTTACCTCTAAACTTTCCCTTATTTACTGTTTCGTATAAACCAAAGTTTAAGTTATCTTCTTTAGTTATTGTATATTTACCTAGTTTAATTATTGTCATTACATTCCCCTTATTAGTATTGAACTTATTTTTAGTTCCATTTCATTCTTAGTAGCTTTAAAACCCTTTGCAGCTATCCACTCATACCATTCATATTGCTCACTAAATGTTAAGTTTGTTAGTTCACTTATATTCTTAATACCCATCTGTTTGCTATTAATACATAGGTCTCTTAGCTCCATGATTCCTTCCCTGTGTATCTTATCAAGATAGACATCCATGTCCTTTAACGTACCTCTGACCCTTCTGGTTTCTGCTTTGAATTCATTCAGCTTCATATTCATTCTCCGTATAAATTAATACCTCACCTATTGCTGGATATACACTAACTATTTTACCACCCTTTAATAGCTCTGGATATTTGTTTACTATCCATTCCTTAAGAGCATCATGTTTGTCTTGTTCACTTAGTTTAATTTCTATCTTCATTACTTAATCCTATTGTTTTATTAGCCTTCATTATAGACTTCCTGTTTAGCTTGTTAAGCCTTATTAATCTGTTTTGTATAGCTGCTTTACTTCTTCCAATCTTTAATGACTGTATAAACAAACAACTATTGCTATTAAGTATATATTCCTCTTCAAATATATTCCATTGCTTAGTACTATTTCTATTTATGTAGTTCTTGATTATCTTCATTTATACCCCTCTTAAATATGCTAGACATAGCATTAAATACTTTGTCTAGGTATGATTCAAACTGTTCATGTTTATACTCTGTGCGGTTCTCTATGCACATCTCTTCATAGTCTTGCTTTAAAGCATCCAGTAAATTGTCTGTTAATTCCATTTCATCTCCCATAGTCTATTGCGTACTATCAATAAATCTACTTGCAACTTTGCAAGCTCCAGCTTCAACTCTCTCATCTCTCCAGCTCCCTTATAATCTTCTCGATTATTGTTGTTGATAGCCCACCATCATTATATATATCATCCATTTGATACCCTTTCTTTTATTGTATTGTATGATTCAATAGTATCTATTAGTCCAGCTAAAGTTAATCCTAGTATCTTTGTACCATCTTTGTGAGTGTATTCTAAGTGCCTAGTATTTCCATATAATTTAATAACGTATTTCATTAGTACAACCTCTCTATTTTATAGCTATAGTTATTAAGAAAATAGCTATTTATACTCTTAACAAAAGTCTCATATACTTCATGTATATTACCACCTTGCATAACTCTTTTACTGTTGTCTGTTCCATATATTACGTATGCCATTATTTACTCCCTGCAAATAGTTCATCAAGTGTTAAGAATGAGTTATTTAAAGCATCCAGTACAATAGTATAAGTGCCTTTCTTCTCACTATAGCTTACTCCTACAATTAAGTCTTTGTTAGATATATAATCTAATATTTGGTCTACATGTAAGCTATATTCATAGTTCTTACTAAACACTTTAGATGTATTATCTCTATGATTAAGAACCTTAATTCTAGTACCTTTTGTATTAGTTGCAGCCATGTGTGATATCTCTATCATTTGTAAATTGTTCATCTTATATCCTTTATAGCCTAGTAGGCTTTTATTAGTACCGAAGTACTCAATAATACACCCTAAAGGTGTACTATGAATACTTATTGATATGCTCTTCTTTTGTACTCTCTCAATTCACTGATTGTAGGTTTGTTATTTTGGTATATCTTTTGTACTTCAGTACCTAAACCTTTGTAATCTATCTCGATGAGGTATCTTCTAAATTCAGTTCTTGAGCTGTAAACTGTAACATATTCTATTTTACTTTCAAATGTTTTTAATAACTTATACATCTTATAATCCTTTTAGTTTAGTGGTATTGTTTCTAGTAAATGGCAACTCTAATTCAGTTATTACTTTTGTATTTTTACCTGCTGAACCACTTACATCGTAATTATATATCTTTGTATTATTCTTTATTTCTAGTAATATATTGTTAACTATAATATAGTGTTTTTCTTTTCTTAAACCTTTTATAACTCCTTTGATTGTTACGTTGTTATATTGCACTGTGTCAAGTTCCCACACTGTAAATGTATCGTTTAAAATACTCAATGCCTTGTTATCATCTTGTAATTGTTCCAACTGTATCGCTTGTCTTGTTTCCTCTAAAATAGTCATCTTATAATCCTTTATAGTCTATCGACTTTATTCAAAACCTAACGTTTTGTTAAAGTAATTGTATGATAGGTATGCTTAAACATAACTTAAATATAACCTAGATGTTTAATGAATTGTAAAATATAGTAGTTGTTTGAATTGTATTATATAGTATAGAGATATTAGTGAGCTGGAACTGTATTGTATAGTCACGTTCAATACTTCAGTGTTAATGAGGTTAGCTGCTACATGAAATACTTATAGCTATGTATATGTTTATGATGTGGAATACTTATCTTGTCTTGGTTAGTAATATGTTGTTGTTAAGGTTATTAAATACTATGTATAGAGTTGTATTGATTAATGGTGGGTATATTATTTGGTTTTATGATGTGGTTAGCAAATATCGTTCCACATCAAGCAAACTCCCATCCACACGGACTTTCAAGCACGTTGTGTATAAGAAATTGTTATGGCTATGGGGGTAATTGGGATTGGTCTCGTGGTGGGAAACCCTAGAATATTTCTGACCCATTTTTCACTTTTGCCTAGATAATATTTCACCCAAAATCCACTTTTACCCTAACCCAAAATCAACATTACACATACCCAATAAACTCTCCCATAACATCATCTATCTTTTCTATTAGTCTGTATAAGTATTTAGTACCTAATTTCTCTAGTCTATAGTCTGGTATCTCTTTGAAGTGTATAATGTATTGTTTACGTATATCTCTGTGTATGTATATTGTTACTGTACTCATAAATGATGCTTCAGATGTAAAGATACCATTAGATTCTTTGTAGTATGCTAAGTAGCTTAGTGTTATGTTGTATAGGATTATCTTTGTAATGTTTGGCTTAACAATCTTTAGCTTCTTATACATATCTATGTAGGAGTTATTTCTTGATAGTAGTATCTTATCTATCTTTGTAGAGTATTTGTTTATTATGTCTGGTGTAAGGTTAGGTACTATTCTGTCTTGCTTTAGTCCTCTATATTTAGCGTTAGGTACATAGTTGAAGAACTGTTTGGTCATATGGTATTGGTAGTTTACAACTGATAAGCCTACTTCTTTGATAGGTATGTAGGATTTGTATATTAGTTTTCTAACACAAGTGGTACATCTTATATTGAATCTTCTTAATGGTTTCTGACAGTCAACACAGTAGTCATAACTGATTGATTTACGCGCTATAAGCTTACCTACATTTCTTTTAATGTTCCAGTAGTAGTTAATATCTTCATTCATAGTGTGGTATTATATCGTAAAGGAAAACAGATGAAAGATATAATGATTAAGTTGTTAGAGGATACGCAAGATAAGTTGAGTGGTAGAGAGATGGTGTTACAATTGTCTGCTCCAGATGTTACTGATTATGAGAGAGGTAAGGTTCAAGGTAAAATAGAGATGCTTACTTATCTTATGAGGGAATTAGTTGGAGATGAAGATGAAGCTTGAGTTATATGAACCTAGACATCATGATGAGCTTTATAGGATGTTGGTTTCATTCTCTGAAGAGACATTTAATGAGGGTACTGCTAATGTAGATATGTTTGTGAAATATCATACGCATATTTATTTAGCTATAATACGAGACGAAGTGGTTGGTTTTACCTCATTTGTGATTAATGAATACTTTGGTCTTAGGACTCCTACGATTGGTAATACGTATTTATATGTTAAGCCTGAACATAGAAGAAGTAAGGCATTACACTTAATGAGTATACAAGCAGGTTTGGTAGCTAGAGACCTAAATATGCCACTAGAACACTATGTTGCTTCTAGGGAGTCTAGACTCTTAACAAAGAGGTTAAAAGGTAAAGAACTATATACATCTTTTGAGTATTCCGTAGAGGAATGTGAGAGAGTTATAAATGGTCTTAAAAATAAGGTAAGGATAAAAGAATGATGTTACTAAAGAAATTACTTGGAGAAGTTCCAATGACGTATAATAAAGGTGGAAAAGGTTCTGCTCCAGCTCCATTACCACAAGTTGCTCCTACTGCTCCTGTTGAGGAAGCTAGTGTTGAGATTGATGATGCTGATGCAAAGAATAAGTTAAAGACTTCTAAAGAGTCATTAAAGATACCATTAGCTAATACAGTGAATGCTGGTCTAAAAGTCTAGGTTGATATATGGCTGAGCAAGAGATAACACTTGAGGCTAGATATACTCAACTAGAAGATGATAGGAGACCAACTACTGATACAGCTGAATTGTGTTCTAAGATGACTATTCCTTATGCTTTTATGGAAGAGGATACTACAGCACAAGATGCACTTCAGCGTAATTATACTCAAGGTTTTGGTGCTGGATTAGTTAATCACTTGGTTGGTAAGTTAGCAGGTTCAATACTTCCTGCTAGTCAACCATTCTATAGATTGGCTGCTACACAAGAAGCTATGGAAGCTATTGCACAAGGTAATGAAGAAGCTAGATTCAAGATAGAACAAGTTCTTGCAGAGAAAGAGAATGGTATATTGAGATATATAAACAACTCTAACTTTAGAGGCTCATTGTATCCAGCACTTAGATTAGCTGTTGTTACTGGTAATTCATTGATTGAGAAGTTAGCTGATGATGGTAAGTATAGAGTTATTAATCTACGCAACTACGTAGTAAGTAGAGATTATGCTGGTAGAGTTATAGAGCTTATTGTTAAAGAGATACTTGATAGAGAAACATTGCCTGAAGATATACAAGGCAATATAGATGAGAATAAAGATAAGACTGAAGATATTGCACTGTATACTGGTGTTAAGCTTGTTGATGGCAAGTATGAATTAACTCAAGAGCTTAATGGAGAGAAGGTAGGAGAAGAGTCTACTATTAAAGAGTTAAGTGATAGATTTATTGATGTTAGATGGAATAAGATTGATGGAGAAGATTATGGTAGAGGTTATGTAGAGGAATCACTAGGTACATTTATAGCTTTAGAGAAGCAAATGAAAGTATTAAATGAGAGTGCTATGGTACAGTCTAAGACTGTATTTACTGTTAACCCTAATGGTTTTACTAAGTATAAGGATTTCGTTGATGCAACTAATGGTAAGGTTATTATCGGTCAAGAAGCAGATATTGGAGTTGTTAAGGTCAATAAAGCGAGTGACTTACAAATGACAGCACAGCTTGTAGCTGAGATGAAAGCTGAGTTAGCAGAAGTCTTTATGAAGAATAATGTTAGACAGTCAGAGAGAACTACAGCTTATGAAGTACAACAGAAAGCTCAAGAGATTGAAGCATCATTTGGTGGTGTATATACTCATATAGCACATGATATACAAATGCCTTTAATTAGAGAAGCTATGAAACACTTGAAGATAGATGCTAAAGATGATGTAGATGTTATTATTATGTCTGGTGTACAAGCATTAGGTAGAAGTGCTGAGTTATTGAAGATAAATCAAACTATGCAAGAGTTACAGATGGCAGGTCAGTTAGTAGGTCCAGAAGCTATTGCTGGTGCATTGAATGCTCAGTCTTTAGTTACAGCTATTATTGCTAATAGTGGTACAGCTAACATGAATTTGATTAAGTCTGTTACTCAACAGAATGAAGAGATTGCAGCTAGTAAGCAAGAACAGATGGCTGAACAAGCTGTTATGTCTGGTACTGATGCAGGAGTTAAGCAAATAGTGCAAGGAGGTCAAGCATGATGAAAGTTAATTATGGAAGAGGTGAACCTGATGTTATTGTTCAAGCTACTGGAGCAGAGATTACTCCTGTAGTAGAAGAAAAGAAGGTTGATTCAAGACAAGAGCTATGGGATAAGCTAGATGCTGATGGTATTGAGTATAAGAAGAATATGTCTAAGTCTAAGTTGGAAGCACTCCTTAAATAGTGTTATGGGTGTAGAGTTTTTTCTGTTTTCCTCTATGCCCATTAGTATTAAAACAGATTTACTTTAAAGGAAAAAACATGGAAAACACAGAAATAGATACAAGCGAAAGAAGTCCAGAAGCACAAAAGATAATTGATGCTGAGTTAGGAATAGAACCAGAGGTTCTTGAAGATGATATTAAGCTTCCAAGTGATGATGGTCAAGATGAAGAGTATTTGTTTGCAGGTAAGTATAAGTCTGTAGAGGCATTGAAAGATGGTATAAGCAATATTGGTTCCAACTTACCTGAATATGTTTTAAATGGGATGAGTGATGAAGCATTAGAGAAACATTATTCAGAGTTACAAAAGAATATTCCAACAGAAGAACGTGGTCGCAAGTTTGCTGAGAAGAAGAAAGAAGAAAAGGAAGTTGCTAAGAAAACACCTGATGATGTTAAGGCTACTGGTGTAAGTGATGAGCTATGGAATGAACTCAATGAACAGTTTACTGCTAGTGGAAACATTACTGCTGAGCAATACGACTTGCTTAATAAGGCTGGTATTCCAGATACGGTAATTGATAGTTATTTAGATGGTATTCAAGCTAAGGCTACAGCAGAGCAACAACAGTTTACTAGTAAAGTATATGAGATAGCTGGTGGTGAAGAGCAATACTCTGAGATTAAAGCTTGGGCTGAAGATGGTGGTATTCCACAAGATAGACTAGCTGAGATTAGTGCTATGAAAGATTATAGAGATATAACTCTTGCTATGTATGAGATTAAATCTAAGTATGATTCTTCTGTAGGTTCAAGTTCTAATCAAACTATTAGGGCTAACAAACAGAGTAGAGGTAGTAGTGGATATGCATCTCAATCAGACTATTTAGCTGATGTTAATGACATGAGATATAAGACAGATGCTAGGTTTAGAGATACTGTGAAGGCTAAGTTGTCAAGAAGTAGCTTGACTTAGATATATAAAGTGTGATACTATTTTAATAGTGATTTAATAAAGACCCTCTTCACGTTCCCCAAAGGAACACCTGAACGAGATACCCTTGTATGAGAAATCAAACGGTAATCAAACTTAGGTGTTCTATTCCTGTAATAGAATTAACTGAACAAAATGTTTTTAACTATAAAGGAATTTAAAATGGCAACAATTGCTAGAAAATCAGATTTAGAATTAGAATTATATGCTGAGACACTTGCTGAATTTAATCGCAAGAATGTTTTTATGGAGCTTATTACAAAGAAGACTATTTCTCAAGGTAAGTCAGCTCAGTTTATTGTAGATACAGATAAAGATGCTGTACAAAGAATTAGTGCTACAACTGGTTTACCAGAAGATACTACTGGTGTAGGTGGAGTAGATGGTTATGTTAATACTCATGCTAATGGTGCTAATCAACGTGATGGTGCTTCTGATATTTATATTACTGAACGTACTATTGTTGTTGAACGTCCTATCTTTGTACGTAAACAATACAATGCTTTTGAAGAGAAAGTAGCACACTATGATGGTAGAAGTATCATTACTGGTCAAGTAGCTCGTACAATGGCTAACTACTTAGACAGACGTATCTTAGTTGAATTAGACCAAGCTTCTGGTGCTGCTGCTACTGCTACTCAGTACGCTTCTTCTAAGGTATATAACTCTGCTATTGCTGGTGGTGCAACTGCTGAAGCTAAAGGTGATGCACTTTTAGATGCTATCTTTGCTGGTAATGCTGCTCTTGATGGCAATGACCAAATTGGTGAAGAGAGATATTTCGTAACTAACAATGTTAATTACTATAACTTACTTCAGTCTCAAAAAGCTGTTAATCGTGACTTCAATGCTGGAGACAACGGTAGTATCTCTACTGGTAATGTATTCAAGATTGGAGATGTAACTATCTTACGCTCTAATAACCTTGCTGATGCTCTTATGCCTAGTGCTACTGGTGTATCTGGTTATGGTCAGAACATTGCTGGATTGTTATTCAACAAGCGTGTAATTGGTATGGTTGAGTTAATGGGTCTACAAACTAAATCTTGGTTTGATGATGATTATGATGAGACTGTATTTAAAGCACAACTAGCTGGTGGTTGGGATGTTCTTAACCCTGGTTCTCTTTGTGTAGTCACTACGGGAACAGCTAATCCTTAACCCCGAGTTAAGATAATATAGTGTATACTCTCTCTATTAATTTAGGGAGAGCTATAATGAAGAAATGTAAATCGTGTCATAGAGAAAAGATTGAATCTGATGAATTTTTTGAGTTACGAAAAGATACTGGAAAATATCGAGGTGTATGTCGAGAATGTATTCTTGATAGAAAAAGAGAATTAAGAGAATTAAATAAAGATGCTATCAATAGCAGAGACAGAGATAGATATGCTAGTGTTAATAAGGATAAGATATCTTTAAGTACAGAAATCAAAGCAGAGAAAGAAGAGCTACTTCAAGAGGGTTATAAGAGATGCTCTAGATGCTCAGGTATATTTGGACTCGAGTATTTCAATAAACATCCACAAGGCTTCGCTGGAAAGCAAGCTAAGTGTAGAGTTTGCCAAAAGAAAGACAAGAAGCCATATACTAAAGCAGATACAGAAAGATGGAACAAGACTAGAAGAATGAAGAAGTATGGCATAACAGAAGATTGCTTCAGTGCTATGTTTAAGAATCAAAAAAGCTCTTGTAAGATATGTTGTGTAGACTTAAACAGGAAAACGGCACACATAGACCATTGTCATACAGAAGGTCATGTTCGAGGTTTACTTTGCACTCAGTGCAATACTGGACTTGGAATGTTTAAAGATGACACGAGCCTTCTTGAAGAAGCTATAAAATACTTAAGCTATAAAGGAATACCATGCAAGAACGAGAAGCTATAAACGAAGTATTGTTAAACATCAATGAGCTACCACTTGATGATAGTGATGTAATTGAAGATATAAATATTGCTATTGTTGTATCTAAGGTGTTGGATATATCTAGGAAACAGATACTAGGTCAAGGTTGGAACTTTAATAGAACAACTAGAGATTTAGTTCCAAACATTGATGAGTATATTATTATTCCTAAGAGCTTCTTAGCTGTAGATGGAGCAAGTGATACAGATAACTATACAGTTAGAGATAGTAAGTTGTTTGATAAGACTAATGTATCGTTTAGATTTACATCTCCTGTATCTTGTGAGATAATAGAAGATATAGCATTTGATGATATACCATATGTGTTTGCTAACTATATTGTTAAGTCTGCTTCATTGATGACATACTCTAATATTGTTGGAGATGTCAATGGTGTTCAGATACGAGCTACACAACTAAATGAGGCTAAGATAGATGCGATTAGGACTGATGCTAATGAAATGGATGGAAACCTACTTACTAGTACTTATATAACAGACTTATCAGATAAAACGAGCATATAGTGTCTTTATTTAATCATAATATAAATAATCTATCTGGTGGTGTATCTCAACAGACAGAAGAGAATAGGTTTGATAATCAAGTAGAATCTATGGTTAACTTTATTCCAACTGTAGCTCAAGGTTTGAGACGTAGAAACCCACTTAGTTTAGTGTCAACATTAACAACTAGCTTCTCTAATAATATGGCTATACACTCTTATGATAGAGGCAATGGAGATGAGAAGTACGGTATGATAATGGATGACAATGGTCTTAGAGTATACAATACTGAAGGTGTAGAAAAGACTGTTGTTGATATATCTAGTGTTGGGGAAGAGATACTAACTAAGTGGTCTGGTACTGACTGGGAGAATGATATTAGATTCTTGACAGTTGGAGATACAACATGGATACTAAACACATCGGTTACAACTAGTATAACTTCTGATTTAACTCCTACAGATACTAATCCATATTCTGCTTTCTATTGGTTAAAGAAGTCTTTTAACGATGGTACATCTGGTGCTAATCATGGATATGCTTACACTATTAGTCTTACGGACTTAGGGCAAGTTTCATATAACCATACAGACTCCATAGAAGCTGCTAAGCAACTAGCTTTACTTATACATGGACTAAATGGCTATACAGCTAGAAGTGAAGGCTCTATAGTTATGATAGATAGAGATACTGACTTTGAGATATGGACAGGAGATAGCTGGGGTAATCAAGCTTCTATTGCATGGAAAGGTGGTGTAGCTAAGATTGCTGACCTACCTGCATCTATGGAAGGATTTAGTAGTGCTGAGGTAGGGACTATAGCGATAACTGGTACCGATAAGGATACATTTACTAACTACTATTTAAGTTGGGATACAGACCACTGGAAAGAGACTGTTAAGGAAGGTATAGAGTATAAGATTGACTACTTAACTATGCCTGCTAAGCTAGTTAGACAGAGTGATGGTACATTTGCTTTAGGATGGAATATAGAGACTCTATCTCATGCTGAGTTTATAGCTGTTGATGGCTTTAGGACTATATGGGAAGAGAGAGAAAAGGGAGATGATGATTCAAATCCTATCCCATCTTTTGTTGGTAATAAGCTAAGCAATATGTTCTTCTTAAAGAATAGACTATGCTTTACTTCTGAAGAGAATGTAATTATGTCTAAGATAGGTAGCTACTATAACTTCTTTGCTACGACTGTCATAGAAGTGCTAGATGATGACCCTATTGATGCAGCAGCGGACAGTAATAACATATCAGTAATTAGAGCAGTAAACGTAACTGGTGGTGCTGTAACTCTATGGACTGATACTGCACAGTTTATACTTACTGGTGGGGAGATATTAAGTCCTACCACAACTCGTATATCGCAGACATCAAGCTATGTAGCTGATACAACTATACCTCCTATAAATGTAGATAATGAAGTTATCTTTTTTAATAAGAAGGGTAATTGGCTAGAAGCATTAACATATTCTCCATCAACATTCAATAATGATAACTCTACTGCTGGTAGTATATCTGCACATATACCATCATACTTACCATCAACGATAAGTAATGTCGAGGTGTCACAAAGTGAGAATCTAATGTTAATGTTAAACCCATTAGAGCCTAATTATATATATTGCTATAAGTATCACGTTCATAACAATGAAAGAAGCATGTCTGCTTGGTTTAAATGGGAGTTTCCAATATCTATAAAGAAGATAAATGTATTATCTGGTATGTTGTTTATCTTAGCAGATACAAATAGTTTATATTCACTTGAGCTTGATGTTAAAGAGATAACTGAATCATTCTTAGATAATGGTACAACATCATATACATCAAGTGTATTGCTTTCAAGGTTTAATATAGAGACTAGACAGAAATCACAAGCTATACGTGAGAACTTCTATATGAAGACTGTGAGGTCTAAAGTTGATGGTATGGTTGATTTTACTATAGCTAATGAGGAGAGAAATAATTCAAAGATAATAGTATCTAAACATCTAGCACTAGAGAGACGTATATTAGTTGGTGGACATAGTGATAAGGTTAAAATAGGATATACTACAAGTTATGATACTGGATGTGCAATTAATGTATTGAATGTTGAAGGTAGTATGAAATTAAGAAGTAGAAACTACTAAGGAGTATTAAGTGGCATTAGTTACAGAGAGTTTTAATGGAGATGGAGTTAGTGAAACCTTTACAGTAAGTAATGAGGTTTTATCTAAGAGTCATGTTAGGGTGCATTACTATTATGATTTAGTAGACCATGAAGTACCTGATGATGATTGGGATTTACTTGGTAAGGGAACAGTAGTGTTTGTTGATGCTCCAAGTAATGGTTATATAGTTAAGGTTACTACATCTACTGATGGGACTGGATTAGGTACATTACCTAGTGACTTAAATACACTTACAGCATTAACACCTGATATATCTATTGTTGCCGATATGGCTAGTAATGTTACTGTAGTAGCTAATGATTTAGCTGGTGTTAACAATATAGGAACAGTTGTTAGTAGTCTTTCATTGCTTAATGCAGTGAATAACAATAAAGTAAATGTAGACACAGTAGCTGCTGATTTGCAACTCGGGATAGACTCTAAGGTAAAGATAGTCAAAGACAATATAGTGCATGTGCAACAGACAGGCTCTAACATAGGCTCTATCGTTGCACTAGAAGCTAACTATGATGAGATAAAGACAGTAAGTGAACAAGCTAACTTTGGATTGTTTAATGCTATAAACTTGTCTGCTAATGTTATAGGTGTTAATGCTACTATAGCTACTGGACAGAATGGAGTATCATTTGGAGATATGACTATAGAAGAAGGTGTTACAGTTACAATAGGAGAAGGCTCATCATGGGCTATAAATTAAGGAGATAAGATGGGTAGTAATTTAATTTTAAAGAATAGTGGTGGTAGTGAATTAGCTATTACACATAGTGATAGTAAGAGTGGTAAGACTATTGTAGGTACTGATATAGTTACTTCTGTAGCTACTATAAATGACTTCCCTACTGTAGGTATACAAGATGGAGATACTGTAATAGTTAAGGAAGAAGGTAGAGGTGGTACTTTTATATTGAAGACTGTAGGTATTGGTATAGCTGATAATGGTGGTAC